ATTGTTTTCAATCTAGTAGTTAATTCTGAACTCCGTTCTTTAGATATCTTTCGTTTTGCTTTTACTTCTGCTGTTATATTAGACTCATCATGTCCATTTAACATTTTAAATGTAATTGTTCTTTTTGAAGTTGGTAATTCAAATGAAAATTCATTTTGTCCTTTAGTAACTTTTTTAAAATCAAGTTTTACTGGATTTAACTTAGACAAATCAACTTCATGTTCTTCTTCATTGTATTCGAATTGGTAATCTTTACCATAACCGAGAACACGAGCAGCTACCATAATAGCATTTTTATCACCAACTAATAAATCTTTAATATTTATTGTTTTATCTACAATCAAAGATTGTAGTAAAATATCAATAACAGTTCCTTGTTGTATAAGATTCTGAGAGGTTAGAATGTCTTCTTCTTTTGCGGTCATATATTTTACTTCTACTTTACCACTAGATAGGGGGTGACCGTCAATGTAGAAATATCCTTGGGATGGTAAGTCTACCACTTCCGTAGGAAATTTGTAATCAGCCATGAATGACTCCTTTATATTGTATTAATATATATAACTAATTTTGTTGTAAAACTAATTTATTTTTTTCCAAACTTTTCCGCTGCTGTAACACCAAGTCCAACTACTGAAATGTACATAAAACATTCCAATATCTTGTCCTTAACTTCAAATGTAGAAAAGGTATCAGCACCCCAACTACAAATCAACATAAAGAATGCTGCGAAACCGACAAATCTTTTACTAGAGATTTTAGCATCACTAGAAAGCATTTCTCTTAAAAAACTCATATGTACTCCTTAGAATTGTAAGATTGCGTAATCGTATTTAAGTGTTAATTGTATCTCAGCTGGATCACTTGAGGCGTAATCTAAATCACCAAAGTTAGCTGTCTCGATATAAGTACCTTTCAATACCCATTCCTCAACAACGTCACCAACTGGTCCTAACATATTAAATGTAACGTCTTTTTTGTAAAAATCTGAGTATCCATCTCTTCCTGTTACGGATTCATGTGATAAACGAATCCATTCCATAACACCTTGTGCTGCTGATGGTACGACTGGATCATAAAGAGTGATATCAATTGGTTGCCACGCACCTTTACCCTTAATGTATCTCTTAACGTTAATGTGGTCTAAAACTATTTCCTCAAACTGAATCTGAGGTCTATTTGCTGTCTTAATAAGATAAGCGGGAAGTCCTTCTATATACATAATGAACCGATTCTTTGTCTTCGGTTCAAACGGTGTAAACATAATTTCCGATGGATCTAATGTAGCCATTCTTTTTTCTCCTAAAAAGTCGTTTATTTCTACTCATAAATAAATATCAATTAAAGAAATTTTCATTAAATAAAATAAAAAACCCCTCGTAGAGAGGGGTTTTTCATGTATTAGTTTTAACTAATCTTACTCAGGAAATGTGGCTCCTGTTGGTTGTACTACAAAATCAAGTACAATGAACTCTGCAGTCCTTGTAGGTTGAACAAATATCTGTCCTACCAACTGATTTCTATCTACAACGTCTGGAGTGTTATTAGTGTCGTCCATGACAACTCTAAAAGCACTTAAACCACTATTAGACTGAACTTGTTCTAGATATGGATTCACAACATTTAAGAAACGATTTCTTAAAGCTTGAGTATTTTGTTCAAAAACTAAGTACTTTGAGGTACTTGCAATAAATTTTCTCAAAGCAATTAGTAATCTACGAACATTGATTCTGTCCAATGCAGATGGTTTAGATTGTAGTGTCTTTTGTCCAAATACAACAACTCCTTGACCAGGAAATGAAGCAATTGGATTAACTCTACCTTCATAAAGGTCATCTCTTTCAGCGTGAGTCAATCTTGTCTTAGCTTCTAGTACAGAAGTTAATCCACCACGATTCAATCCAGCTGGAGCGAACCATTCGTGTGATACTTGGTCTGTATAAGAAATTACACCAGGTAAAACAACTGACGGTGGAACCCATACTGGAATAGCAGTATCTTGTTGTGGTATTAATACCCAAGGATAGTAAGTAGCTACGTAATTAGTATCCAACTGTTTGATAGTATCCAATACCGTTTCAACTGTATCATTATAAGCAGCTGCATCCATGATGTATAAAGCGTCTGCACGTGCTTCTACTTTTGATATTGCATGGTTAGTAATTGTTGGATGTAATCTATGAATTACACCAGGTGTCACTAATAAATTCATATCAAATTCATCAGGATTACTAACAGCGTTTATAGCTCTCGTGTATGCTAAACTACCACTAGAAGTAGAACTTGATAAATCAAATCCTTGTGTATTGTTTGCAGTAATTGCAGAACCTACGTTGTAAGATGTTGCTGGATCTTTTCCATCAAATCCCCATTGTAAAGGAACAACAAATTTTCTCTGAGCTAATGTTGAATTAGTCAACGTTATAGGTTCTGTTGCATCTGCAAACGTAGTTTCACCATTTGGATTTGCATCTGCATGTCCAAACATTGTATCTAAACTCATAGTTACATTATTACCTATACCAGCTGATGCAGGAATTGGTGCTAAGTAGTTAGTATTATCAGTACTAATGTTTGGAGATAAATAATCAAACCCATAAAACGTATTTCCATCATACGTTCCCATTGCACTAGTTTGATTGGTTTTGAATAGTGCCCTTGGTACTGTAGTACCACCAGGTATAGTATTATAAAGCGCTGCATGTCCCATTGGAACTACATCTGATGGATGTTGAGATAAATTATTCTCACCTATTGTTTTAGAAGCATAATCACCAACTCTAATATGTTTACTCAAGTTAGGCATTGTACCGAAATTAGTGAGTTTCCCATTAGCATCAATTGTCGTGTGTCTATCACCAATTCTCTTCGCAAAGTAATTTGGTGATTTTGGATCAAATGTTAAACTATCCCATTGTTCTAAAATACTATCATCATTGATGTTACCTGGATTATTAACACGTACTTGTAATGAAAAAGTACCAAAATCTGAACCTGCTACATCAGTAGCTGGTTTTATATCTCTAAATGCTATTTTCATTTCAGAATTTATGTTAGTTCCATGTGAACGACTGTAAACCCTAAATAGTTTAAATCTTGAACCATTTACTAATTGTGATTCTATCCAAGGTGTTCTTGCAGTTTGATACGCTTTGTTACCAGACCAATCTGTATCTTCATTTCCATCAGCATCTATACTATTAGTACCAGTATGAAAATCAAGAATACCTGATAAATCAATACTACAAGAACTAGTGACTCCAGTATTAGGAGTTGAATGTGCTGCCGCAGTAAAATTTTTATAAACATAAACAGATGAATCAGTATTACCACTTTTTGTTGATTGTGGATCTGAACTGAGTACTTTTGTTATATGATTAGCACTACTTGTATTGAATGATAAAGCATATGATTCTGTGGTTGCTGATCCAGCACCCATTACATTCAATGTAAATGCATTCAAAGTACCACCTACTTCAATATTACTACCAGTAAAATTTGTTCTACTACTACCTCTTGATGGTGCAAGTACTGCAAATGAATGAGATACAGCAGCTGCTGATGCTGATGCATGAACCTTAAGAGTTATTGCACTTTTTAGATACCCATTTAATCCAAGAACTCTCACAATAGTGACAACTCCCGCACTCTTTAAATATTGTTCTACCGTATTGGGTGTATAAAACCTATCATCCATCCCACCAAACACTTCTTCATATTCTTGAAATGAAGATATAAGTGTTGGTACAAAAGCAGGACCTTTAACTGTCGGTCCTACAATAGCAGCACCAATTGCTCCTATAGCTTGTGGTAAAAATGATAAATCTCTCTCGCGAGTAAATACACCAGGCGAAACGATTCTTTCTGCCATTATTTTTCTCCTAGTTAATTTTTAGTATACAAATTCTTTGAATAAATACAATTATTCTATTATAAGTATAACCTAAGTTCCCCAAAATGTACTATTTAGAGAAGTTTTTTAAGATTAACCTTCAGGAGATTGTTCTTCTTGTTGCATTGGTGTAAATACTCCACTCTGTGGATCTAATTGACCAGGTCCGTACTTTTCGTTCAATTTCTGTACTAAATCACGTTCAGTTTGTTGAACTGCTTCGTATTCACCTTCTAATTCAACTTGACGATTGTCTATTGATTCAATTTGTTGACCAAGTAGTATCTTTTGTACAGCGATTTGACCTAATGCTGCTTGTTTTTCTTGATAACTTGTTTGCAGTTCACCTAATTCTTTTAATTCTTCTTCTGAAAATTTAATTTCATCAGATGCTTCTACAACTTGTGCTTCTTCAGCCATAACTTTATCTCCTATGTTTTGATTAGTTAGTTTATATAAATATAACGTAAATATGTTAAATACAATTTTTTATTTCTTTTTTAGTTCTTCTATCTCTTTTTGTTGAGCTTTTACGATTTCTGTTAGTTCTTGAACTGCTTTTACAAGTGGTGTAATCAATTCAGTCTCACCCAACTCTTGCATACCATCAGTATTTTCTTTCCAAACAGGAAATTCTGAGTGTCCTATGGAGTCCATAGCTTCTTTAACCTCTTGAGCTACAAATCCGTAATGTATTTTATTAGGATTCTTACGTTCTGTTATATCAGAATCATATTGCTTAAATTCTTTAGGATATTCACTTGGAGCTTTTTTCTTAAAGTTTCTTGTTCTCAGCTTACTTATAAACTCAAGGCCTAATTCATTATCTTTAATATCTTTCTTAACTCGTTTATCTGAAGAATGTGTCCAAGTAGCATTCTCACCAAAGTCATTAGTAATGTAATCTGATGCTTTACCTATTCTAATTGTTTCTGTACCAGCTCCATCAAAAGCATGACCGTTTGAGGTTGATGTTCCACTACCAATTACATATTCAAAAGTAACATCTACAGCAGATGTATCAATATTAAAACCAAGTCCAATATTATTTGTTCCAGTTGTGATGTTATTCATTACCAAACCACCGATTGTGGTGTTGTAATTTCCTGTTGTGAACTGTGTAAATGCTCCCTTTCCGATTGCAGTATTATCTGTACCCGTAGTATTACCATTATCACCTTTACCAGCCGTGTGTCCTACAAATGTATTACTTGCACCCTCTGAATACTGACCAGCTGACTGTCCAACTATTGTGACATCATCTCCAGCAATTTTTTGACCAGCAGCACCACCTATTACCACACAATCTTCTGCATCTGTAACATCTTTTGCAGCGTTAATACCGACAGCAACAAATGCATGAACAGCATCGGTAGTAGCGTCTTGTAAGGCTCTATATCCAACGGCTACATTTGAATGTGTTGATGTTCCTTTTTCTAAAGATTCGTACCCAATTGCTACATTATTTTCGCCTGTGGTGAGTGCTGCAGCAGATTGAAATCCTATCGCTACATTATCGTGGCCAGTAGTGAAACCAGCAAGAGCCTCACTACCAATAGCAGTATTATTCTTACCTGAAGTAAATGGAGCAGATTCTGTTCCACCTTTACCAGCGTAGTATCCCATAAATGTGTTATTAGAACCAGTTGCGTAGTATCCAGCTTGATATCCAAGAAAAGAATTTTTATCTCCTTTATCTATTTTATTACCAGCATGCCTACCAATGATAGTATTTGCATCACCAGATGTAATATTAAATGCTGCATTGTATCCTACAAATGTATTATTTTGACCTGTAGTGATTGTTTTTCCAGCTGAAGCACCAATCGCGACAGTTCCATTAATATTATCAGTTGTTGAACCACCACCTAATAAGGCGTCTGCACCTATTGCTATAGCATATTCTACTGCTTGACCTGATGGTACTGCACCCATTGCACCATACCCAACAGCAACTGAATTA